AAGCTAATATTGTTAAAGGCATAAAAAGAAAAACAGGTGTAGACGTTTCAATCTGGGCTGCAGATTCTATAAAAGCATTATTAGATCACCAAAAGATTGTAGATTATAAAATTACAGAAAAAACAAAGCGTCCTATGTTATCAAAACAATGGCTAGAATCACACCCTAATAAATATTTAAAATTGATTGCAAGAGCTAGACAGTATGATAAACTATTCAACACTTTTGTGCACGGTATTTTGAAGTTTGTGCATAAAGGTAGGATTCACGCAGAAATAAATCAAATTAAATCTGAAAGAGGTGGCACTGTTACAGGAAGATTCTCTATGTCTAATCCTAACTTGCAGCAGATACCAGCTAGAACAGAACAAGGAAATCAAATACGATCACTATTTTTACCAGACGAGGGTTGTAAATGGGCCTCCTTTGACTACTCACAGCAGGAGCCAAGACTTGTTGTGCACTATGCTTTGAAGAGTGGCTTTACAGGCGCTGAAGTCATTGCAAATAAATACCATGAAGATGACAACACTGACTTTCATGACATCGTTGCTAAGATGGCTAACATAACTAGAAAACAAGCAAAAACAATTAACCTTGGATTATTCTACGGCATGGGTAAAGGTAAGTTAGCTAGATCATTAGAATTAGAACCTGAAGAAGCTAAAGATTTATTTAACCAATACCACAATGATGTGCCTTTTGTGAGAGGATTAGCACAAGGACTACAAAAATATGCAGAGGAAGAAAAACAAATATATACTCTTGAAGACCGATTCTGTCGTTTTGACAAATGGGAACCTGTAGACAAAGAATGGGATGGCTCAAAAGGAATATTTACATGTAAACAAATAGTTGAAAAAGAGGGTAAGAATGTCATTGAAACCATACCTGTGCCGATCATGGAAAGAGGAGAAGCTTTAGAACATTATCTAGCGAACAGATCAAGAAACTCACAGGAAAGCGATCCACATTGTTCTAATTTTGAAAATTACTATAGACCTGCCTTTACGTACAAGGCATTAAACAGATTAATTCAGGGCTCTGCGGCGGACATGACAAAAAGAGCTATGGTAAAATTATACGAACAAGGTATAGTCCCACACATACAAATTCATGATGAACTTTGTTTCTCTATTAAGACTGAAAAAGAAGCTAAGATAATAAAAGAAACAATGGAACAGGCAATAAAATTAAAAGTTCCAAACAAAGTTGACTATGAATCTGGACCCAACTGGGGTAATATTAAATGAGGATTTATTATGGCATATCTAAACGCGAACATACCGCCGGAATACGCACAAATCAGAAGGGAGTATCTGTATGACCTTAAGAAACATCATGGAGAAGTTGAAGACTGCATTATTTTTGGTCTTTCGGCTATTACGGGGCGTAGTATCCTTTTTCATTGTATTATGGAAAATGGAGCTGTCTTCTA